ATATCACAAGCCTCCACAGCCTCTACTGCCTCAGTGTAGCTTGTGCCGTTGTAATCCAATGACCCCTCGCATTCGACCTCGATTGCATAACCCCTGTCAAGACCCCATTGGATTAAGTGTTTGTGTGCTTCTTTTTTCATGTTGTCGCCTCTCAATTTTTAGTTGGTTAAATGGTGAGACAACGCCCCACCGTTTAAAGTTCAATTTATTTTTGTTTATCGTGCGCCTGAATAGCCCTATTAAAATGCAATCTGGTTTTCTCTGGCGTACCCTTCCAGTGAGTAACCCAAATTGAGCCGCCTCTGGTCAGCCCTACAAATCGGCATGGCTTTTCTGCTTTCCCGCACTGTAACCACTGGCCGCGCTGTAGTTGAATCTGACCGCGTTCGATGGCTTTCGCTGTTGAGCCTTCCCAAATATTCAGTGCTTTAACGTATATCATAATAACCTCTTAAATAGTTTATAGTTTGCCGTCTAAGGCTATTTTAGAGCTTACCCCATACTACCCTACTGGTAAGCCCTAAAATGCCTTAAAAGCGAATTAAGCCGCTTCTGTGCGCTTGGCTTCGTTTTGTAGCCCAGTGAGTTGCGCCTGTAAGTCCGACCACTTATCCAAAATGTCAACGGTTTCTTGCTCCCAAATTTTGGACGTATACTCAGACTCATCAACGGGGAAAATATCCCGAATAGTCGTAAATATACCAGTGCCCCGATTGCTCGCAATTTTGGCAAGCTCAGAATAGGTGCTTGCCAGTCGCGGGTATTCTATCGCGCTAATTAAATGCTCTACCTCTTTACAATCATAAGTTAATTGGGCGCGTTTCAGTTGGTTAAACACAGTTGCTTTTTTCATGGTTTATATACCTATAGTTGAGTTAATTAGTTCAAAAATTGTCACTGGTAGAGATACAAGCAAGTTGCCGATACCTCTCACCGCTAACAACTTAAGCCAAGTTTACCGCCCCAATTAAATTAGATTTAAAACTATTTTTTCGTGACCCATGCACCTGCACCGCGATGTTTTTCGTTTGACCGTCACATAGGCCACAATCAATGCAGTTGATACCCTTAGAATCAGACAAGCATTCAATCTCGTTATTAAATAGGCTGTCATTTGCTAATGCTACGCGGAAAGTTTTAGCACCCAATGCCTGATATTTTCGCGCCTGTTTTGGGGTATCAGCGGAAACCATACATATATTGAGATAGCGTTTATCAAAGTTTTTATGGGCAATTTGGTGAGTATACCCAGTGTGACCTGTCGCCAATTTGGTCAATTGCTGATTTACCTCGAAGGGTATCGCGGCGGGGTCGCCGTAAGCACCAAGGCGAACCATTCTATTGCTGAAATATGCGCCATGCTTATCAATATCAAATTTGGGGTATCTGTTGTTTTTATATGCCTTATAAATACTGTTAGGTGCTTGGCCGATGTTCACATAACACGCGCCTCCCACTGATAATTTTTGTGGGCAATTTCCGCAAATAGAAGTATCTAATTTTTGTTTACTCGCCTCGACTGGGTTTATATCACTGCGAATAATCCACGTTTGCACCATGTCGCCCGTCTTTCTGTTAGTGGTGGATAGTGTAGCAATGGCGACAATAGGCGCACCGTCTAAGATGCTAGGACCCTCATATAATATAAAGCCGAGTTCCTTCGGTTTGGTTGTGGGCTTGGCTTTCGCTGTTGTAAATTTTCGCATGGTATCGCCTCCGTTGGCGTTGGTTAAACAATCTCAACATCAAAAAAATAGTGGCCTACTTTCGTATAGTTTTTTGTCAGCAGTGTATCTTGGTCGAATATGTGACCACTGGTAGACTTGAAAGGTACAAAACTATCCATTTCGCTCTCGTATTGCTCTGGATATACCTCGGCAATTGTTAGCTTGAATATATGGAAATTCCCATTCATGCGGTCACCATGTAGCAATATTGTGTCGCCTTTTTTGTAATTCATTTTGTGCCCCTGATTTTATTAATAGTATTAGTTAATAGTTCGTCACCAAGTATAAAGGCCGTTATAAATATAATGGTCAATATAAGCATTGTTATTCCCCTGTTCCGCATTCGTCCTGACATTGTACCGCCAAATCAAACGCATCTTTATAGTATACGGTTACTTTGCGAACTGCCTCGTAATCCTGATGGGTATTTAGTGCGACCAAACGCACCGCCTCTTTTTTGGTCTTGGTTCTGATGTTATAGCATCGCGCATCAGTGAGTATGGGAGCGCACCAGTAGGTCAATTTGGCCATTGTCTGTAGTCCTCGGTTTTGGTTAATGAGTCTGTTAGACAATATTATATACAATAAAGTTCCACGCTATGTCATTACAAATAATCATATATACAGACAAGGGTTATGCAAATAAAGCATGGCCATGCAAGTAGCAAGGGCAATAGGGCTACAGGCCTTGCTACCACTGGCCTAGAGCAAATCCCTGCGATTAAGACCTTACCCTATACATTGGCATGGGTGCAGAATAAACACCGTTAAACGCGATTCTATGCCCTTGTAGGATTATATGCACCGAAGTAATACCCTAGTGCTATCGCCATGCGTCAATGTAATTGGATACTGTAGTTTGTTTGTGCTTACTGATGTGGTGCTGTAGGTATCCATAAGCATACTCACACACCACTTGTCAGAATTATGCGTGACCCTTGCGCCCGATGTAGTCACGGGACACGCAAGAGACCCGGAGGATAACCTGTGTATAACCTGTGGATAACCTGTGGATAACTTATCCCCTGTGGATAGAATTGTGGATAACCTGTGGATAACCTGTGGATAACTTTGGGGGGCGGGGGGGCGCGTGGAAATCCCATGACTGTTACAGTACCCTCCAATATACAATAAAAGCCAAAAGTCAACTAAAAGGAGTGACCCTATATGCCTGTGTAAGTCACTGATTATACTAATGTTTACTGACCCCCCTAGTGTATGACAAATAAATATATAAAAGGACAGGGATATAATAAAAAAACATAAGGGCGCGGGGAACTTTTTGCTAGAATCGCGGGTCTAATAAAAACTAAAGAAAAGACTTGACTTTTGGTTCTAAATATGGTATAATATAATTGTATTATAAAGGTTAGTTAAATAACTTTAGCCTTTAGGGTACTTAAGTATAGACAGGGAAGTTGTTTTAGTTTTTATCCATGTCTTTATACTAAAGTATCCTTAAGACAACTTAAGGAGAATACCTTGGAAGAAACTATAGAGCCAGTTGCCGCGAAGCGGAAACGGGGCAGACCTAAGAAATCCGATATGGTGTCACGAAAAAGGGGTCAAACTGGCTTATCGAGAGGTAGACCCAAAGGCGATGCCGCCATTATCAACGAGTACAAAGGAAGGATGTTGTCATCCCCCAAGTCTCGTAAAGTTTTAGAATCAATATTCGATGCCGCACTTAATGATGAACACAAGAATCAGGCGGCGGCATGGAAGTTAGTTATGGATAGAATACTACCTACTGCTGTGTTCGAGAATGATGTAGTTAAAGGCGCAGGTAGGTCAGCCATCCAGATAAACATCACAGGTGTCAACGGAGAGACTACGGTGGTGTCAGGCAACCAAGAAGATGCACTGGAAGGAGAAATCATAGATGGCTAAGTATTTTAATCGTGACGAGTTCACTTGTTCCTATACAGGCGAGAACGAAATAAAAGATGAGTTCATTGAAAGGCTTGATGCGTTACGCGAAGCCTGTGGTTTCCCTTTTGTTATCTATAGCGGGTATAGAGCTAAGTCTCACCCAGTTGAAGTAAACAAAACAACCACAGGAACTCATGTACAAGGTATTGCGGCAGACATTAAAGTTACGGACGGTCTACAACGATTTAAGATTGTGGAGAAAGCAATTCAACTTGGATTTACAGGAATTGGAGTTGCTAATGGTTTTGTCCATGTTGATGACCGCAGTGCTGACGATACTGCCCCTTATGTAATGTGGGTGTATAAGTGACAGTTAAATATATCCATGTCAACCAACATAAGATACGTTCCAATAAAAAGAATAACGAGAACGAACCTGTATTGACTGTTAAAGAAGGCAAGAAGAACACCTATGGGCATTCCGTGGAGATACACGGCTCAAGCACAGTTATATATGGTGGGAACGGTAAACCCGTACTCCCTTGTGGAGCGAGGGTCGTTATTAAAACAGAAGCGGATATAACTATCAAATGACTGAACTTAATGTCTCGTTACTACCTTGGCAACAGAAAGTCTTTGAAGATGAAACACGCTTCAAGGTTATAGCCGCAGGTAGGCGTACAGGCAAGTCGCGGTTAGCCGCTTGGATGCTCCTTATACGAGGACTACAGGCTGAACGAGGCCATGTCTTTTATGTAGCCCCTACGCAGGGACAGGCAAGGGACATTATGTGGCAAGTCCTACTGGAACTAGGGCATGGTGTCATAACTTCCAGTCACGTTAATAACCTACAGATAAAACTTGTCAACGGCACAACCATAGCACTCAAGGGCGCAGACAGACCAGAAACAATGAGGGGTGTCAGTCTCAGGTTCTTGGTCATGGATGAGTACGCTGACATGAAGCCAGAGGTCTGGGAACAGATACTACGCCCTGCCTTGGCTGACCAAAAGGGTGATGCGTTATTCATTGGTACGCCAATGGGACGTAACCACTTCTACGATTTATATACATACGCCTGTGTATCCGATGACTCTACGTTTGCAGGTTATCACTTCACAAGCTATGACAATCCACTGCTAGACCCTGAAGAAATAGATGCCGCTAAGAAGTCCATGTCGGCTTACTCTTTCCGTCAGGAGTTCATGGCATCATTCGAGGCACAAGGTAGTGAACTATTTAAAGAAGAACATATTAAGTTTTCTGAGGACGAGCCAGAAGAAGGTGACTACTACATTGCAGTCGATTTGGCAGGGTTCGCTGATGTGGCTAAAGTCACTACCAAGTCGAGTAGGCTTGACGCAACTGCTATCTCGATTGTCAAAGCGAATGAAGATGGTTGGTGGGTCGCTAAGATTGTTCATGGCAGATGGGGTGTTGAAGCCACTGCAAGGAAGATTTTTGAAGCTGTCGCGCACTATAAGCCAGTGGCGGTTGGCATTGAAAAAGGGGCTTTAAAGAACGCAGTCCTTCCTTATCTAAGTGACCAAATGAAGAAGAACAATCGCTTCTTCAGGGTGGAGGAACTAACCCACGGCAACAAGAAGAAAATAGACAGGGTTGTA